GTTCTCATTTCCAATTATAAGCATCTACACAACTTTTGCCTAAAAGAATTCCAACGTCAGAACGGCCGCGTACACCCTAGTGGCTTCTAGGGTAAAGCGTTGCGATCCGATCGAGAGGATGTTCATCTAAATAAGCTAAGCCATCTGTAAAGCATAGAATCATAGGTGGGGACAACTATTCCAACATTCCTAAAAGGAAGGAAAATCTCATCATAAATATCTGGTCCAGAATGAACGGCCAGAAGAGCAATGGACATTAGTTTCTCCTTAAGTGTTCCTGGTTTACAGTAGCTAACCATTGCTTTCAAATTGACAGCATCCATTTGAGGTCTGAACAGGTAAGAATTAAATCTCACAAATCTTCTCTTTAGAAAGGTAACATCTTGCAAATGGGAGGTCAGAGGAAAAGTAGTGGTCTTGTTGGCAGGAGTAATCTTATAACCGAAGGGGGCTAATCTTTCTTTAACAAGATTAAAATCAATTTGGTAATTAGTTCCAATTAAAAGGTCGTCTCCGTAGGAAAGGACCTTAATATCATCAAATTCAAAATTTGAATAAGTAAGGTACAGGGCAGCACGAATTATGACATTGTTCATGATGGTGTTTAACATGCTGGTAGCAGCACAGCCCGAAGGCAGGCCCCCACGTATGAGGACACGGCGGTCCTCATAAGCATGTCGCGACACAGCCAGAGATCTAAGGTACTCGGCAATGCGTCTGTCAAATCCATTTTGCTCTGTAAAGAAATTGTTAATCAAACATTCAAACATTGCAGTAGAATGGGAAGCATCAAAGTTGGAGTAATCTACATCATAGACGTAGTTGAACCCGCTCAGCTCGGCGGCATAGCGCGTCCAATCAACATCCGGGTCAGTTCCAATTGCAGATCCAAGTTCAAGTCCAGGTTTAGTTTGAAATTTGGAAGCGAAGCGTCCCAAAAGCTGTCTTCCCCAAATGCAGTGGGCAAACGGGGGCACATCAACAATCCGGGTTTTTGCTTCGTGGATCTTCTCCAAGGGCCGAATTTCATCTTTCAAAAATGATTGGTAGACAACGTCGTCATAAACGCCGAGTACCAGTTTGGAATGGGCATAGTCCAATTGGGGTGTCATTTTGGCAGTGTTGAAATCCAGAAGGTCAGTTCGTCTGAGTCCTTGTTGAGTGTAGGGCAATCCAGGGGAGGTGTCCTTCTCCATGGGGTCCATGCCCGACAAGCCAAGCACAGCCTGTTCAACGGTTAAGAGACCGTTGTCTTTACCAAGGATGGTGAAAACACGGTTAGCGTATTCACCGCAGACAATGTCAAAGATTGGAGGCAAGCTTTCCATGTTAGTAGTGTGTTTGGAGAAGGCTACAACATCTACATCCTTGTCGGTCCGAGGGTCATAACGGGACAGAACTGCAGGTTCGAATTTGGGTTGGAAAACGTCATGAGCGACTGTTCTCCTCAGTTTGGTCTTTCTGGGGACATGTACGACAGATCCTGTGGAAATGTCCACGATGGCACCTTGCGGTTCCAGCGCCAACATAGACTTCTCAGCTGCTTCAATCAACTCTCTGGTGATGATGGTAGCGGCGGCAAGGCCTCCGCCTCCAGCAGAGTGCATTCCGTAAACAGCTTTTTTGCCGTTAACATTGCAGATGATGGCAGAACCACACCAACCACGTCGAGTTTGAGCTCGATAGTGGAGGCAGTGGTTGAAGCAGGCTCCAGTTGTTGTGTTCACAGGTTGATTGCCAATCAGAAAGTTACCGGAATACACGAAGGCCAATCCAGTGTTCATTATCCCGGTAACAGTGTCATTCCTAGCAGGAAAATCGTCCTTGTTTGAGCAAAACTTGTTCACATTGTCCTTGAAGAGTGGTCCTTTAGTAACCTTCACGAATGTAAGGTCCGTTTCAGCTCCTGAGCGGTTAACGGAACGCATGACAACAGTGTCACGTTCGTGCCTCACATCCCTAAGCTTGAAAGCTGTCCATTCCGTTTCAGCGACGTGGCGGTTGACCACGAAGAGGTGGGCACGGAGCAGCAAGCAGCTCTGGGTCACTTCAGCCTTGTCAGGATAGTAGAAGGTAATCGGGGAAACCATGTTTTTGGCACAGAAAAGCTCAAAGTCCATGACGGGGTTACCGGCCTGGGCTAGAACCTTCCCGCCTCCTTGAATATCTAGGACCTGAAGGGCTTGTTTTTGAGCGCGCGCACGACCAGCATACGCGGCCTGTTCGCCCTCAGAGAGCTCAACTCTCACGGGCGTGGGCCAAATTGATTCTTTAAATTTGGAGGCTAGTTTTATGACAGCAGAAAGTGAGACAATACCAGCAAAAATGATAGCAGAAACCTTCAACCAATCAGAAAGAAAATCAGAACGCTCGCGGGCTTGGGTGAACGCTTCTTGCAATTCATCAACTTGATCCTGAAGAGCAGCATTATTCTGACGGAGGCAAGTGAGGATATTCTCAAAGTGTTGCCAGTCTGGTGGGGACTGGGCAACCAAGCTGTTCATTTTCTTAACGTTTTCAGTCTTGCGAGTGATAGTGTCGTTGACCATTTTCACAACCTGTTGAAGGTTGTAGACAGTTTTGGTGCGATTGCAGGTGAACATAACTCCTCTCTTGTGTAGGAGGGGACAATCAGCACTAAAGCAGGCAAGCTGAGGTTTGGAGCCAGGTATTTCATCAAAAGCCTTCTCAATGTCCAACATTCCAGCGGGTGTTTTACAGTGGGGTCCAGCAGTAACGGTGAAGTCAAAGGTGATTCGCCTATCAACAGCAGGGTAATGGGCTACCGTAACGGGGCGGAATTTGGGCAAATTTGTTGTGGCAACAATAAAGCTAGAGGTGAAAGGGGTGCCTTTTCTTTCCAGGTGAGCCATATTCGGGAGAAAATTTGTGCTAGAAACCATTTGACAAAAGACGGTGAAATCTTCACCATCGGGATTTTGTCCTAGATCATCCATAATCACAGAAAATTGATTTTCATAGCCATCAAAATATTCCGAATCGGGGGGCATAGAATAAACAGACTGACGGCCAAAGGCCATCTTAGAAACAGATTGGGCAATGATTTGGCTGGTCACAGATTTGCCTTGCCCAGCGGCGCCGCGCAGGACGACAACCACCGGCTCGGGTCTGGTGACAGAGTGGTCGTGTCTATTCTTAAATTTCTCACAAAGGGAGGCTAATGGAATTCTTTTGCAAGTAACAGCAAGATTGTAAAGATCATCAAAATACTTAAAGGAAGCAGTGCATTCACAATAGGCCTTTCGACCGTTCCTCATATCCATAATGTTCCTACAATGATCAGGGAATTCCATAAGCAATTTGTCTAATTTTGATTGGGGGTGGTCCTCTTCCTGCTTGAACCAGCTAGTAAGCCAATTGACAATGGACTGGATGGTTTTCGTGGCCCATTCAATATTCTTGGCAAAGGTAAAACCCTCATTGGCCTCGCGTAGAGGCCCCTGAGGTTGCATGACATTGGGGCAAGCTGGGGGAGGAGTACGAAAGAAGGAGGACAATTTGCTCTTAAGCCAATCAAAAACAGAATCATTGGTGAGGAGGTCTACACCAGTCATCAATGAGAGACAAACAGTGGTAGTGAAGTCAGGGTTGTGAAGGTAGAGCACGGAAGCAGCAATGAACTTGGTAGTTTTTAATATAAGTTCTGACCAAAATTCAGGAGAGACCAGAGTGGTTTTTGCTTTTTCCCATGCAGCAACCAAGTCAGTGACAACTGTGATTGCTTTACTAACTTCTGAACAGTCACCTTCTATGCCAAGGAGGCGTAGAAGGATGTTTTGAATTCCTGCCTGGGGTGCTAGGGATTTAGTTAGCACCGCACCTTGTGGCTGAAAAACCGACTGCACAGGGCCTGGGTTCATTTCTACATCATGTATGAGTCTCTGTTTGTAGTAGTCAGCATGGTATCCGCGCACAGCCTTGAAGAACTCGCGGAAAGTGGTGTAACCACGATCCACAAGCTCATCGTGGATGGGCTTCTTCCAGGAGCGGTAGCGTCCTTTATAGATGGTAAAGCTGAAGGAATTGCAAGTGGAAGTGAAGATAACATGGTATAGAGATTTAGACGAGGTGAACGGACTGTGTGCGGGCTTCTCGCCCATGCACACGAGCATTCTGCCTGCCGGTGTCAGACCGAAGCCTGGAATCCGGAAGGTGAGCACAGGACGTCCGTGGACCTTGTAGTCAAAAGTTATGAGCTCATCAGTAAAGGTGATGAAAAGATCAATGCGGTAGAGAGAAGCGGGATTCTCAAGCTCAAGAATGGGGACTGGATTGTCAGCATTGATCTTGGTGGTGGTGGGCGTTGGCCAGGGGAAAAAGAGGGTCGGGCGGGGGCAGAAGACCTTCATCTTCTTGTACCTGATTCGAACTGAGGCAGAGCTGTTACCCTGTATCCAAATGCGCCCAAAATCCGACGTAGGAGCAACTCCAAAATCCTTGGTGTTTCCAAAGTCGGACCATCCATTGAACCAAGCAGCGGGTAAGACGGACAGAGGGGAATTGTAAGGTACGACAAAAGAAATTTGAGAATTTCCAGAGCCAACGATCCACATGTGGGGGTTACGTGTTTCACCAAGACTAGGAGTATAGCCGATCAGCTGGTCAGTGACATCCGCGGGCGCCCCGGTGGGTGCCCAGCGCAGAACAGAAGAAACGGTGCCTGCTCCCATAGCACTAACGGTAACTTCAAGGTCACACTTGTAGTAGGTGAAAGGGGAAAAGCAGAGGAAGGCGTAGTCCTGTTTGGTCATGAGTGGGAAGTTGGCACCATTGGCGCCACCAGACCGCACCCATCGCCACTGGACGGGAGCCTTCGTTCTGACAGGACCGGAGGAACTGTCGGGACAATAAGAAGGAAGAGGGGTCAACAGAAGACAATTGAGGCGGAAATCATTCTCTTGGTAGCTAAAGGTGGTTTCCATATTTTGGCCGGGTCTCAACATTCCTATGGGGACAGCTCTGTCGTAAAAGAAGGCCACCCGGGTTTGGTTCTCGGGTAGCTTGACTGGCTCGGCAACGAAATCGACCGAAGCGTCATCGTTGGAGACCTTTCCCTTCTCAGCATTGTCAATTCCCTGTGGAACCCATTTGGTGGGTGAAATTGGCATCCTGAGCGTGAAGTCATCGCCGGCGGAGACAAGGGTGAGAATATCAGAATGGGTGGGGGTTCCAGAAGGGTAGGTCAGGGGGGTCAGCTGCCAAACAGTGACCCAACCGTCAACAGATGTGATGGTGGGGCTAGTATAGCTAGTCTGACGGTAATGAGTTGGAGATATAAAAGGGGCAGTGAAGTTGAAGCTGGAATTCAAGCCCAAGTCCCAAATGGCGTAGGTAGCCTGCATAGCTTGGTCCCGGGTGGTGGGCTTTCCCGCACCAGGCGGGGTGTAGGCTATGAGAAACTTGCCCTTAACCATTGCAGCACCAGTGAAAACGAAAAGAAAATTCAGTGAACCACGGTACTGATTAAAGTTACGAGCAACAGCAGCAAGCATTGAGTTGGCCGTACAAGAGCATGAGAGAGCAACTTGGTAGTCAACCAGGGAAGTGGCTGGCACGGAGTTGGTGGCAGAGAAATAAGGGTAACGCTTGTTGTCGGTGCTGGGGTTGCCAAGGAATGTGGGGAGCTTGCACAATTCAAGAAGATCAGAAAACTCACCACACATGTAGTCACTCGGGGTGGAAATGGTTTTTCCATAGATGGGAACAGTGGTGTCAGGGTTAGTGGAGTAGAAACAGCCCTGGTGCTCACGCACCGTGACTGGAATAGGACTTTGCGCAAGCACAGTTTCGTGTCTCAAACCATTAAACACGGGATTAACAGGTTGCAGGGAGGCTGTGACTTGAACGTCCGGTGAAGAACCGGTGGCGTACTGAAGAGGGCTGAGCACAGCAACAACGAGAGTCCAGTTTGCATGTTGAGTCCAAGAGCTGGAGGGTGCCACATTGACATAGGGAACTTCCAAGTCAACGGTGGTGTTTGTGCGCAAATTCAAAATCTGGTGAGGGTAGACAGTCCATTGCCATTGGTTCTGGTGGTTCATGGCGAAAAAGCCGGCTTGTCTGTCATAGCGGTAGCCTGTGGGCGCACTTTGCGGGCTGCGCCAGGTGGTGTCCATGGTAAATGGGTCTGAAGGCTCCATAGTGCCTGATTTTGTTCCTTTACCAGTATAGAATTCTGGAGCCATGAAGACAAGAAGGGAGCCAGCATGAAACTGGGAGGCGTTGCATTGGACTTGTACGCGCCATCCAGTCTTGCAGAGGTAGTGTCTCCTTAAGGTAGCTCCAAAAACCCCTCCGTCCTCGCCAGCAAGGACGTGAGGGAGAGGAATCCTGATGTGAGAGAAAGCTTCTTGGGAAGTGGTCCAACTAGCCAGATCGATAGTGTAGTAACGTTCAGCCGCGAGGACCTTGTCAGTCGCGGCATCGGCACAAGAGGTTGGGTGTTCTCCGTGGTGGGACTTTCCATAGCCACAGAGCCGGCCAACAGTAGACTGTGTGTTTGTGGCCGAATTCCCTGCTTTGTCAGAAGCTACTCTGTCAGAGAGGTTTTCCATCTCCTCTGTGTTCTGGTCCATGAGGAGAGGTGCCATAGTAGCAAAAGCATTTGCAGCTCCACCCAGAATGCTGGACAGTTGTCCATTGTTCTGGGGAGCATCGCCAGCGTTGCCACCACTGGCAGACAAATCAATTGAGTTCTGGTATTGATTGGAATAGAAGTTATTAATGATAACCCCCTCATTTCCTGAGGACTGGGAGTTACTCTTATCAGATGACGAGGCATTTCCCTGGGGTTCCATGACAGTATCGCATACGAGCGGTACATCAGTCCATTCCATTGTTTGAGGTTGAGTGCTCGTGTCCGAAGGCCAGAAGACGTCATCGTCCAAGTCCACACAAAGAAGGTCCGTAGGGAACCATTCTCCGTCTGCCATGAGCAAATATTCAAAGTCGGGAGTAGCGTCAACGGCTGTGCAAATAGGGCACACGTCTGGGTATCCGTGTTTGCAAGCCATATTGACAATATAATAAAAAGAGAAAACCAAGACCACTTGGTTTGGGGAAGCTGCGACAATTTTTAAACACAAGCACAGGTGTAAAGCACATGTGATGTGTCTCCAGGTCAGATCCCTTCCGAGCGGAAGGGGTACCTCCTGGACATTCCTGGCTTCCCTACAGAGGCGCTTAAGATCGCCATTCAGGGGTTCACTAGAGTGTCACCAAGAAAACAGGGTGCTGGGGTTGCACCGCACACAAAGGTGGATCTTATCCACGTGGCTTTTGGCCGCAGAGGCTCCTGTTACCAGGAGGGGGGTTCCGCTGCCTTTGTGTGGTCGCTACAGCTGTTTTCTTGTGGGCACTAAAGCTAGACCGAGAACTGCTTTCTTCGCGAGACTCTGCATGTCGCACACGCGCTTGTCGAGAGACGGAAAAAACCGCCACGCGTGTTCTCCGAAGAAGGAAGGGGCGACACATACCCTTTCACAGCATAGAACACTGTGAAGTAGAAAAGAAGAGGAGTGAAGATAACCCTGTCTTATTCCAAGCGGCTTAGACCGGGGGACCGGAGTCCAAGGTAAAAGGAAGAAAGATTTCTCAACCCGAGGATGCTCCACCCAGCAGGGCAGAAAGCATCACATAATCGGGGAGGCATGATGGTAGTTTCGTCGGAGTCGGTTAACTTAGATCTCCAACCACGTCGCGATGGAGGGAAACACTTCAACAAGGGGCTCAACACAGGGGCCGAATTAGAATGATGGGTGTGAAGAGCGGCAAGTGAGAGGTGCTTTTCCAACGCGAATTCGTCAAGGGGATGATAAATAATTTAGATTCTAACTTATCTACTTCTCTTAGCCTGGGCCGGAAAATGCTGACGTTCCTCTGATTAGTCAGCATCCAAGGGATGAATAAATTGGTGTTCCTGTTCCAAGGAACCTGGGTTGGGGTCGGGAGTCGGGAGTAGGAAGGACTGGGGTGGCACTATCGCAGTACCCGCGTCGAAAGGGGGTAACCGGGGGATGATCTCCGTCCGCGGCAACTGTGACCAGTTACCGCGGGGGAGATCCCCCGGGCCCCCTTTCAA